ATTTTAGGAAAGGAGTTTATTCGTTTAACTGAAAACGAAATTTTACAAATTTTCTGAAAGGAGGTTGCTTGAATTGAAACAAGCAACAAGTCGTTATTTCAGCGAAGCGTTCGCTGATAACAACCCAGGACTTCGGGCTTACTTCAATCACGTTGTTGAAGGACAGTCCAAAGTCTTTGACACACCGTTTGCCCGCGGTGAATCAACTCAAGATCTCTTGAGTAGATGGAGTACCGTTCTAAAGTCGATCAACGACAAGTGGCCTTCATTGTTTGAATTTGAAATGGACCTCGCCAAAAAGGTCGGGCCTATGTCAGTTATGAAGCCGCTTTCGGAGCGTATTTCTGACATCGACTCTTACTATGACGGTATTCTCCTTCCGTCACAACCCATTGACGATAACGCGGTAGCAGCTGTCGTCCATGAGTTTAGTAAACTTGGCGGTTTACGTCTACGCAACTCCGAGAACACTTGGAGATATATGAAGAAGAACACCAATTCCGGGTCCCCCTTCTTCAGGAAGCGTAGTGCTGTCATCGGTGGCACATTACCCGGATGGGCCACCCGTTGGTCCAACTCGGAGGTAGTTCAGCAACTGAAAGATAGATCTTGGAAAGCAGCTGCTGTGCTAGGTTGGAGAGGACAGGAAGGCGGCGAAGATATTGACTCTGTTAAGCAGAGAGTGGTTTGGATGTTTCCACTCATGGTTAACATTGAAGAGTTACGTTGCTATCAACCATTTACCGAGGCCGCTCAAAGATTCGGTTTGGTTCCAGCTTGGGTTAGTATGGAATCGGTTGATAAGAGAATCACAGCAATGTTCGACACAAAGGCTGATGAGGATCTTGTAGTTTGTACGGACTTCAGCAAATTTGACCAGCATTTTAATGCGGATTTACAGAATGCTGCTAGAACTGTACTTAGCAGATTGCTGACGGCATCCGGTGCCACGGGCTGGTTACGTGACGTATTTCCTATTAAATATATGATACCTCTAGCGTACGATTATGGGAAAATACGATTTGGCAACCATGGCATGGGTTCAGGTTCGGGAGGAACGAACTGCGACGAGACCCTTGCCCACAGAACTCTCCAATATGAAGTGGCTTTACGGCATGGTACGCCATTAAACCCGAATTCACAGTGTCTGGGCGATGACGGGGTGTTAACCTACCCTGGCATCACTGTGGAGGATGTAGTCAAAGCATACACGTCGCATGGTCTCGAAATGAATAAAGATAAACAGTATGCGTCGACCCAAGATTGCACATATCTCAGACGTTGGCACCACAAGGATTACCGTGTGGATGGGGTGTGTGTAGGAGTGTACTCGACATGCCGTGCTCTAGGCAGATTGCGGTACCTCGAACGCTACCAAGATCCTAAGTATTGGGGTCCCAAAGCGGTGGCCCTCCGGCAACTTTCAATCATAGAGAATTGTAAGTGGCATCCACTGCGTGAGGAGTTTGTACAGTTTTGCATGAAGAGGGATAAGTATCGCCTGGGGATCGATATCCCAGATTTCCTCCAAAATATCCGAAAGTATGCGGAGGAGATTAACGACCACATGCAAGACTTTTTAGGCTATACCAAGTCATTACAGACCGATGACCCAGTTGGTGGTATTGAAAACTGGTGGATTGTCCAGTACCTAAAGAGTTTGAGCTAAAGTCGTGATGGTGCTATAAACC